CATCTTGTCGTAAACGAGCAAGAAACTTTTCCTTTGGCCCATACGCAAGAGGAACTTTCATGGACTGTGTTATGTTTCCAGAACTGTCCTTGCGAACCAGATTAATCTTATTAAACATAGTTCCAAAAGAAACTATAATTTTTCTAATGGTTTCGTGGTAGAATTGAGTTCCTAGCATTATGATGGCCTCCCTACGTCTCCAAACGGATTCGTTTCAGTAAAGTCTAAAACAGAAGCACTTTGAGTATCAAAAAGTTCATTTTGTGCTGTTTTATCAGTAACGAAATCTCCTATTATATAGTCTTCCTGTATGAGGTATGCATCATCACCCGTGTCAGCAAGACTTTCCAGAAGTATACTTTCACCAACGGAAGTTGTATCATCTTGACCCATAACATTATCTCCATCATCTGTTGAAGAATCATCTGTAGCATTTAGTAACAAGAATCCAGCTCCTGTAGCATAGTCTCCCCCAGCTTCTAATCTTATTGCTTCGTTCACATATGCACTCTGTTCCAGAGTAAATTGGTGTACAAGGGCATCAACAGATTCAGTGGTTTCAATTGCATCTATAGCAGATACACCAGTGTCCAAAATCTCTGAACTATATTCAAACAGACGGCATCTTAATTTATATACTGGGTTGTTATCTAGTTGATGAAATGGTTCATCATGGTCCACAAAGTTTATTTGAAACAATTTTTCAAGAATAGGATGATATATGGTATCTCCCTCTAAGGGCCTATCAGAATCAGTTGCAGCTGTTTCAGAAAGTATATAAAAATCACTTCCTTCTAATTTATAATCACTATCCAAGGTTCCAGATTCTACTAATATAGAACCACCCTCTTCGGAGGAAGTGCCGCTCTCAATCATGATTTGTTTAGTCATCTCTTGAAAGCGCAACTTGTTTACAACAAATGTAGCTTCACTTAAATTTTGTAAACCAAAATGACTCAGCATTTCTTTTTCACCAGCAAATCCACCCTCAGCATCTTCCATATACATTTCAACTTTTGCAGCATCTTTAAACTTAGAAAGAGAATCCTCCCCTAAAATAGTATCCTCGTTTACAAGGGTACGATCCATATAATAGACATCATGACCGTAAATCTGAATTGCTTCTGCAACCAAATCACTATACAAACTCTTTTCAGTAGTTGTTGCTGCAACGCCACTGGTGTGAAAATGTTTATTAACTGCCATATATTATACCCCACAAAGTGTGTGTTTCAACCTATCATATGATTAATTGGCAATTCAAATGCTAACTGAATCTCTTCTTCTAGTTTGGTTTGCTCTTCTACTGCTTGACTATAAAGAGTTTCCCCATTCATGGTAACTCCACCCAACATGGTAACACCATTAAATTTACTAAGATTTGCTCCCCACTGTTTTTTGATAAGTGTGGTTGCATATCTTTTCAGATATAAGTCATCATATATGTCTGTCCATGTTGTGGGATCAAGCTTACGATAGCACTCTATGACAATATAATCCGTATCAGCAGTCAAATCGTTTGCCCAATCCATTTCGAGATAAAGACGATTCTGATGCTGATTGAAACGTATAGGAACTTCACCCACAAGAATATTTTCCAATAAAGCAATGTTTTGCATTGTCATTTCGTAATGAATTACAGAGGTTGAAGAGAAATCAAACAAATCATTCAATCGTAATTGATAGCGAACATCAAACATGTTGCTGCTGGTAATGTTACCGGAGAATGGATACACTTGCACTACAGAAACAACAGCATCTGGAACAGGAATCCAGTTTTTTCCTTCTTTCCAATCAGCGGTTACTGAAGTGTCATCCTTGTCTGTGGCTGTAGCAGTTGCATCTGATCTTGCTCGTGATACATCAGTAGAGGTAATCAAATGCTTAAGGTACATTTTTTCTATACCATCATAATGATATTGTGCAAAATATTGTAATGCTTCATCCAAGCGATCATCTGATTGATCATCAGAGACATTTATGTCTATGACTCCATATCCTAGAGCTCTTAGACAGTAACTTTTTAGAGTAGCTTTTGTAGAAGGGGTTGCCATGGGTTTACATCCTTTTTATATATTTATAATCAAACTTTTTCTGTTAAGTTATACAAAAACCAAAGGATGTTATTAAATTGGTTTTATTTTTTCACTGCCCTCAGAATCTCTTTAATATCGGCCCTCTGCTCGGCCAGCGTATCATCCACTTTTTGAAGCCGATACTCAATAATATTTGTTTGTTTTTCCAATTCGATTATCGATCCCTTGTTGCTAGTAATCTTATCATCTTGCACTATCGTCGTTGCTTGGAGGATATCAACCCTATCAGCCATAACGTAAATCGATCCACTGACTGCGACAACTGCAACTAGAACAGGCCACAGTCTGACCAACTTGAAAAACCCGTTTTCGCTGTCTTTCATGAGTTGAAGTACCTCCAATTGACAAGTATGGCGATCTGGTTGTATGTTCATTTCTACCTAGCTCGTGCTTGTGAAACGCCGTCGCCGCCGCAGGGAAATTCTGCGAAGGCTGCGTATATTATAGTATGTCCACTACCATTAACCTCTTGTACATTTCCCCGCACCTTGAAGCCATTGGAAAGTATGTCCACATCTCCATTAGCTAATGCATTTTCCCCTGATGTTAAATCAGCCCATAATACTAGATTATTGCCGTTATATATTTCTATTTCAGCGGTTCTCATAGTCCATTCATCAACCGCAGAAATGTTCTTGGAAATTATAAAGGCAGGCCTGAAGCCACAATATACAAATGGACCATCAGCATTTGCGTTTCCGGTGTAGCTACCGAATTTACTGTAGCCCTCGACGCCAGCCCAACAGTAGAGGGCGTAGGCTCTACCACTACCGTTCACCGTCAGGTCGTTACCTATTGTCATCACAGAACTGGTGGGGGCAGTGTCATTCCAAATGGCACTGTCATCAGCCGTTCCGGAACTTACATCAAGCCCGAGGCGGTCAGTCTCAGGCGCGGCGGTGTTCCCTGAGTGGTACACCCGCCAAGAAGATAAGCCGGTGTCTGTTTGCTTCACCCACATCATATCAGGCACAACCGCAAGCCCATGACCCACAGTAGTCGCTGCCCCTGTTCCGGTATAGGTAGATACTGAGAACCCGCTAGTTGTGTTGGCTGTCGTAGTGGTGGTATTCAAGGCTCCGTCTGTATTTGAAGAACCCGCCCCACTGGCCGCTACCCAACACCACGCCACTTGAAGGGAACTAGAGGTATTATAACTAGCGTCCGTGCCTAGCGTGTAGCCAGAGGCGTCAAAGGATTTAAGACCCTGTGCCACTGTTTCGCTTATCGTATCGTCGTTGGAGTTGCTTTCTATCGTTGCTCCTTCTGCGCTATTGGTCAGAACGTGTTCAACCGTACTATCCCTATCCTTAATCCAAACTAGATCAGGCTGCACCGCACCCCCCGCCGCATCCGTCAGCGTCCTCACCAACTCCGCACCTGTGCCAGTGAAGGTGTCCACTTGGAAGTATTTGCTTGGGTCAGTGATGGTGGGGGCGGGGCGGCTGGCAGTGTCTAAGGCAGTAGTTCCCGCTGGTAGGGAATAAGTCAAATCCCCCGGTCCAGCTTGGATAGTTAATTCTTCTGCTACATATCCATTTACAGACCAAAGAGGAGTGTAGTCATATCCAGCTTCCAGATTTTGGGTGTAAGTATGGATAAGAGCGTCATCCCTATATAGTTTTACCTCACCGTCACTTGTTATACCAATAGCGACTACAACACCCGCGCCAGCGGCAGCAACCGTAACGCTTTGGTCTGAAGCCTCGTAATAAACCTCATTTGCGGCTGTGCAACGCCATGCATAGGTGTAAGCAGATACTGAAGAACCCTCGACGGTGGTGGCCCCAATAGGATTAACTGTAGAATCCGTAACATCCTTAACTAAGCCCACATAAACCCGGATGCCGTTATCTAAAAGTGTCTCCCAATAGGCAGTATCCCCTAAACGAATAGCCCTGTTCATAGATGCCGCACGGAAGTTATTCGTTGTACTGTTAATCTGCCTATTACCGTTAGATAATACGCAAGCAGAATTATTCATAATTGGATTGAACGTGGGGTAATTTCCCACATCATTCGCCGCATCATCACTAGGGCTGTCGTTTGTTTGGTCGTTGGCGGCGAGGCCGCTGTCGAGGAAACTATTACCTTTTAATGGTTCGCCGTCAGTAAGCGCACCTGTTTCCGTGAACCCGCCGCCATCACCAGCATTTGTGTGCCATGTCGCCAAAGCGTTTTGATTGAAATACATACGCGGAACGGAGCCTGTTGGAGTAGAGCCATCACTTCCTAAGTCAACAGGGTGTCCGTTGGCGTCAATCCAATTGCGGCGGTTGCTGGCGGTGTCGAGGTCAATAGTCTCTTCCATGTTATAATACACATCAGCCATATCACCCGGCCATAGTTGGGCGTTGCTATCATTTGCCCCAATGGTGTGGTCGCTTTCTGTATAGTCAATTTCAACATCATTGTTGGTAGTTGAGCCTGTCTCATCCACATCGTTGATATAGAGATAAGCCAGCGTGTTCCCTAAATCCCAAGCTGCAAGAATATGAAACCAGCCGTCTGCGGCTGTCCAGTCGCTAACAGAAGGCATGGTAAGTGCCGCCGCCCCGCCTGACGTTTCAAGAATAATTTGAATTTTGTTGCTGGCAAGCCGTTCAACTTTGGCATGACCAGCCCCGCCCGAATATATTTTAAATGCTGAACCATCTGCTCCGGTAATGCGAACCCAAGCCGAAAAGATGCCTAACTTGCCATCAGCATTACTGTCCAAATCAGAACCGCGCTCAAGGTAATCGTTGGAGCCATCGAAGTTCACCGTAACTGGCGTATAGGTCAGGTCTGCTGTATTAGAAGAAACATCCAGCCCAAAATGGCTACTATCCGCGAAGTCGAGGTGGAAGCCGTTGA